AGCATTGTGCAGTCGATAATTGTAAGGAGAATTGTAAAAGCGGCGGAAAGCAGTAACAATAATAAGGGCAGTGCTAAACACACCAACCAGACCGAGAAAGGTAACTGCATCACCTGTAAAATCGTAAGCGTTCGGCATCAATGATACTGTAAGATTGGATGTTTGTGTGGTGTGCTACACACGATTGTAATACAAACCATTCAGAAGCAGTTGAATTAACTTCGTGAATGGAAGTTGTCCCATCCGTGTGTAACAAAGTTACTATAAACCGTCGCATGGCGTTTTGGTTTATTTAGTGTGCGGTTTGTCAACTGTCACATGATGAGTTTCTTGGTGGGTGTGACAATTTTGCTGAACATTGCGTTGTATTGTTCCTCAAGATTAGGAGCAACCTTAGCAATATACATCACCATTCTTTTAGGGATAGTGAGTGTTTCTTCAGCAGGGTCTTGAAGGGGAGCAAAGGGTACAAAACCCATTTTGCTGCCATCCTCAATAGGAATGGCAACGATTGCATCAGAAATAGTAATGTTGTTCGACGTATCTTCAACTACGTCGGCAACAACATTCTCACCGCTAATGAAGCGGATACATTTTACAGTCATCGATAAAGTTCAGTCAAGTGTAATTTGTCAACGATACCTTCAACCTCTCGCATTTTACAGAGGTAGGTTTCTTCAGGAAGGATTTTATCATGATAATATCGTTTTTGCAAGTCAGAGACATACAAGAACAACGCATCTTTGAGAATCATTTTCTCATCCAAGTCAAGGATTGCAGAATGAAGACCAATCATTAGGCGTCCCTCCGTAGAGTCTTAAGGTAATCAAGAACATACGAACGAATATACATCAGTTCGTGATAGCACTTCTGATTGTGAGCACACTGACGCAATTTGCTATCAGGTTTGAGGACAGACTCAATAAACAAGTCTAGTCCTCGATTGAACTTAATGTCCTGAGATTCGTCTTCGAAGTTCATTGAGATTAATATTGAACGGTGTAATCCAGGTCGTAGTCTACTTCAGAAAAGTCATCGAACTCCAAAAGTTCAGATTCATTTTCGATTTCAATTCCATCCTCCATCATCTTCAAACTGGGCGTCATATTTTTTTGCATTTTTATTGCCTTTAGATTGGAAGTCGTCATAGTTGTCATCTCCCCAGTTGGAACGATTAGTGCCTCCTTTTTGTCGCTTGTCACGGATGGATTTACCGAAAGAGTAGTAACCTCGTTCGTTACCACCGCGCCGAAAAGTCTTACCCATTGTGTTGAATGTTGAAGTAAAAATAAACTACAGTACTATGTATCAGCAATCTACATCGTCGTAGATGCCACTAAGGTCATCATCTTCCTCAGGTAGAGCATATACTTGGGTATGCAAATCTTCAAAGACGAATCCTACGCCGTGCAGAAAATCTTGCATTTTATCTACAACATCGTCGAGATAATCTGCATCAAACTTTTTAGTTGTTACGGTCTCGTCCTCATCAATAGCGGACAAAACGAAGCGGGGCATTGGATTTCCTCCTTGAGTACCCTGATAGTATAGCACGAAAAAAGGGAGTTCCACACCCCCTGTGCCACTTATTACAACTGTCCTATGTCGCAGTGATGGTCGAAGGCATGTTGAACGCAATACCCATCTGCCCTAACATAATGAAAAAACACTTGATGAAAATATGATTTATAATCTCCCTTCATTGGTTCTCTCCAGTGAGTTAATTCACAACCTCTATAAAGAACACCATCTCCAGGAAGACAAGTTAGTCCAACTCTAGGAACAGTATCACTTTGAAAATATAGTGGCCATTCGTAATTTAAGTTATCCGATATATGAAATGAAACGCTGATTTCACACGAATCTCTATCACGATGAGGAACTAATTCGTTACCCTTGAAATAAAATCTATCAAAATAATATGTTGGATATAATTTTTCACCAGTAACTTGCTCCACTACATTTTTAATGTGGTAATGAAGTTCTTTATATTTTGGAAAATTATATCTAGAAAAACTTCCATTTACTTGCTCCTCTAGAGCATCATACCTAACCACTCCTGGTTTAACATAATAAAATGTACCTCTTTGCCATGGAGGTTCTTCAATATATTCTGTTGGGTCTGCGAGCATTTGGAGTTTAACTACAGACCAATCTTTTTGAACGCTCATCATTTCCACCTCGGTCCTTCAACCCAACCAACTAAAGATTTTCTATGACCAGAACGAACAGGTTTTACTCTATGCAAGCATCTACTATCAAAAATTGCAAGCGTTCCTCTATGTTTTGGAATAAAACTTGTTGCTCTATCAGAAAATTGAATCTGCACTTCACCACCAGTATAATCATTAGGGTCAGATAATTGTAAGATTATACTTAACTTACGACACTTTTCTAGATTACTTTGGATAAACTCATCAGTTTTATTTTCAAGTGTTGGTTGCCTACAATTAGCAATATCACCGTCAACATGCCAGTTATAATATTCTCCAGGTTCATATGAAGTGTATTGCATGGTTCCACCTTCAAACCCATCAATATCATATAAAAAGTTTTCTTTATTTGCCATCATTACATAATGCCAGCACAATCCAACAATCCAATTCTTTTCATTTACCCAGAGAGTTTTGCTGTCTCTAATTTCAAGATGAACCCCACTGGTAGTTCTGCTTGTAGAAAATGAACTATCATGAGGTTGCAAAGTGCTTTCAACTAGTTCCACCAACTCAAGAGGCATCGTTGTTTGAAACCAATATAAATTATTTGCCATTCAAAATACCATTCATGATACAATATCTATATATTTTACACCATACCAATATTAATGTCAAAGGTACATACAGTCTTTCCAAAGACAATTTATGAGTGCGAAAATGTTCTGATGGAAGAACTGGAAAAGTTATCTACTTTTTGCACAACACAGTTTGAATACAGTAGAACTCCTTTACTCAATGTTCCATCTACACATAAAGTCGATGACAAACTCCACACATATACAGAAACAAAAAATCTTATAAAAGAAATTAGTAGACACACAGTAGCGTATTGCCATCATCTTGGATACACAACAGAGGAAATATCTGACCTAAAACTTATAAACATGTGGACAAATGTGAGTTCAGAAGGAGACTATATTTTTCCACATATACACAGTGATAGTTTTATCTCTGGTGTATATTATGTCGAATGTTATGATGATGAGATTATTTTTTTCAATAATCCAAATGAAATTATGGACAGGCGTCCAACAAACAAAAATGAATATAACTATGATTACTACAAATTTACTTGTAATCCTGGAAAACTATTACTATTCAAAAGTAATATGATGCATGGGACACATAAACAAAACTCCAAAAGAAAAATTGCAATTTCATTTAACATTCGTTGATACATACTATAGTTGATGACATATTATGGCAAAAAAATCTCTAACCCACGAAAAAAGAAAAATTTCATCAGTCGATGAGTTATTAGAAGTCGAAGCAGATAAACTTATGCACGAGGCAGATGACATTATCCTTGGTGCAAATAATATTACAGATGAACATAGAGCAGGTCTAAAACTTGCAGCAGAGTTTATGCGCTCTCACGGATTAGAAGAAGCAGCACATGACTTGCTAAATCTCTATAACATGGAAGTTCTACCAACATATAATCTTGAGGATAGCGAATTTATTCAAAGAATGCGAGCAGCAAACGTTTATGTAAATCCTCAAGGATATATGAAAGTTGGTGAAGGTAAAGACGCTATTCGATACCCTATTGTAATGATTAGTGGGGATATTATGAGATTTGAAATTATGTTCCAGAAATTAAAACATGACCTGAAAAATGAACTTCAATCTGAAAATAATTGATGATGTAGTATCAAAGGACTATCAGGAGTTTATTAAAAAGGAAGTACTTGCAACTAACTGGTTCTACAAAAATTTATCTGAAGATACACCGAAAGAAGAAAGAGAAAATTTTGTACCTGTTCCAGGATTTTCAAATTTGATGTACACGATAGATGATGAATCTACATTTAACAGACATCTTTTTAATATCGTAATGCCACTAGCACATCTTGCATGTGAGCAAATTAACTTTTCTATTGATAAACCATACTTTGTAAGGACATTTCTTCAGCAACCAGTTGTAGGTGCTTCAGGAATATCAAACCCACATGTTGATATGATAAATGAAGACCACTTAGTCTGTCTATATTATGTTTTAGATTCTGATGGCGACACAGTATTTTTCGACAAGTTTTGTAATTCTAATGAAAGACCTTCATTTTCGAATTACAAAATTATAGAATCTGTAACTCCAAAACAAGGTAGAGTAGTCTTATTTAATGGTAGAAATTATCATGCAAATATGTTGCCTCAAAAACATGTGAGGTCTGTAATTAATTTTTGTCTGGGAGGACAATTCAATGAGTGATTTATTTTTAGAAGTAAGCAATTTTCTT